ACTTGGAATGTGCGGTCACCGCCGTTGTGCGCCGGCAGGGTCAGCGTCATCGGGGCAACCTGCAGCTGCCCGCTCAGCTCCTGCAGCTGGCGCAGCACATCCAGCTGCACCGGGCCGACGTACGCTTGGCCGTCCCGGGTGGTCTGCAGGGTGATCGGCCGACCGGACTGCCTCGCCGACTCCTGCACGATCAGCGCCCCGCTCAGGCTGGTGCGGACCTGCTGCCCGATGCGCCAGGCCGTGAACTCATCGGTCCACTGCAGATCCGCCGGCAGCTCGACCCCGGCAAGCACAACCCGGCTCATCGGGCGCCCCTTACCGAGACCGCGCGGCTGCGCTCGATCTTGCGCAGCACAATCGGCGCGACCAAGCCTGCAATGCGCTCGGCCTGCTGCATCTCGGCCGCCGTGGCGCCAGCCACCACTTCCTTGCTGGGAGCCTTCCAGTCGATGGTCAGAACCTGCTCCTTGTTGTCGCCGGCCTGAATGCGGGAGGCGTCCGCCTTGGCCTGGGCCTCTGCCTCAGCAAGGGCGGCGCGGCGGCGGTCTTCGGCCGCCTGCTTTGCAGCCCGCTCCTTTTCCAGCCGCTTGGACTCGATCTGGTTTTCCAGCTGCACGATGGCGTCCAGCTCGCTCGCTCCGACCATGTCAAAGCGCTCGGACAGCTCCTTCCGCTTACCGGATACCTCTTCCATGCCGTCCAGCAGCTTCTTCTGCTCCTCGGTGTATTTCGCCAGATCCTGTCGCTGCTCGAACAGCGCGTTCCAGACATTGGCGAACTGCTGCAGGCCATTCGGCCCGTTCATCTGAGCAAGCAGATCCCTGGTGTGTTCCGAGATCTCACCCATGTTGAGAGAGAACCCGCCGGCGGCGTTTGATGCGCTTTCCAGACTGCTACTGGCGTTCGCAGCACCGGCCGCAACTTGGTCGACACCACTGCTCGCCTCATCCGATGCCTGTTTGACCTCTCGCAGGGCACCAGATACACGCTGCGCACCCTGCTCGACCCGACCCATGGCCGTCTCGCCCTTGTCACCGAGGTCGCCCATCGCTTCACCGGTCTCATAGATGGCGCCCTGCACATCGAGCTGCGATTGCACCTGGGCGCGGCGCCAGGCGTCGCTGTCGGCCACTGCGGCCTTGGCCGTGTCCGAGTAGGCGCGGAAGGCACGGCGGACGTCCTCAACCGACGCCTTGCCGTTCGCGGCCCCTTTGCGGATGGTCTCGAACGCTTCCCAAGCCGAATCGCGCGCAGCGTTCAGCGACTGCTGGGACTGGATACCCAGGCGCTGGAACTCATCAGTCAGCGGATTCAGGCCAGCTTCGATCTCGCGCAGCCTGGCACGCAGCGCCGAGGCTGCACGGGCAGCCGAGTCGAACCCAACCCGGCCCTGCTCGCCGGCGGCCTGCAGCAGGTTGCCGAGGGTGCGAGCCTCATCCAGCGTGGCGACGTTGCCCAGCGCCGCCTTGAAGGCCGCCTCGATCTGGGTGCCCGTAGCCACCGCGTTCTCGGTGACGGCGCCGAAGGCGGCAATGGCATCCCGGCCTGCCTGGGTGAAGCTGATCCCCAGCTGGCCCGAGGCCACGCCGAGCTTAGTCATCGCCGCCAGCAAGGTGGTCTGCAGCACTGCCGCAGCATTCACTGCCGCCTGCGGCAACGAGTCGAACGCCGCCTGGGCAGCGCCCTGGAACCGGGCCAGCTCTTCGCCCGACAGCTGCTGCAGCGTCGCCAGCAGCCCGTCACGCACGTTGCGCTCTGCAGCGCCACCTTGGGTGGCGATGAAGCCCAGGGCCTCGCCTACGGAGGCAAGGGTAGCCGTGTCGGCGAAGTTGAGCCCGGAGAACATCTTCTGGATGGACTCGTTCGCCAGCTTGGCGTTGCTGCCGATGCCTTCGAGCTGCATCACAACCTGCTGCGCCGCGCCGCCGATACCGTTCTTCATCGCATCGGCGGCAGTCAGGACGCCCGTTCGCAGCGCGGCGAATCCGGTCGACACGTCCAGCAGCTGCTGCGTGACCTGTCCAAGCTGCTGCAGCTGCTCCGCCGTCGCCATGCCGGATTTCTGCTGCATCAGCAGGAAGCCTTCCTGAGCGGTCAGGTACTGCTCAAGCCCGGACAGGCGCTTCTCATAGGCCAGCCGCTCAGCCTCACCCAGCTTGGAGACTTGCTCAGCCGACTTGATGACCACGTCACGATAGGCGATGAACTCCAGCGACTGCTGGCGCAGCTGCGTTGCCAAGTCGCGCACCTGGTTGATGTATGCCCGTTGCGCCTCACCGGCACGTTTCAGCGCCGGGTCGTGATGCTTCCAGATGTCCTGGGCGACGATCTTGAGAGCGTCCAGGCCACCCATGGCGGCCTCCAGCCCCAGCACGGCGACGGTGATAGGAACAGCCTTCGGCAGGCCGCGCAACAGCGCGCCGAACCGGGTAATGCCTCGCCCGCCGCTGGCAACTGCGGCATTGTTGGCGATCTGGGCATTCGTGGCCGCGATCAGTCCAGCACGCCAGGCGTTCAGCTGGATCAGCGCACCGACGATCTTGAACTGGGCGTAGGCGGCTGCCATCAGCCCGATCACGCGAGCGTGGTCCACAACCCACTGCGTCGTGCCCTTCACCGCATCGGCCATGGTGATGATGGCCTGTGCGGTCTGTTTGGCCCAGCGCGACAGGCTGCCATCAGCGGCCAGTCGATCCAGCGTCGCCAGCAGGGTGGTGAGCTGTTCCTTGAAGTAGGTCAGCACGCCTTGGTCGGCGACTTCCTGTTTCCAGTCCTTGAAGCGATCGGTGGCCGTCTTCCACAGGCCGGCAATGGTGCCCACCTTCGCAGCCGCGGCAGCGCCGCCGTAGGACTCGGCCAGCAGATCGAGAATGATCCCCTGCGCCTTGGCCACTTGGCCGGTTGCTTCCAGGCTCTTGATCAGCGCCTTCTGGCTGTCATCCAGCGTGAAGCCCTGCTTGCTCAGGCTCTCCATCGCCTTGGACGGCGTTTGCAAGGCCTTGCCCACTGTCTCGGCCGATTGCTCCAGCGACATACCCAGCCGCTGGGCCTGGTCGATGGTGATTTGCATAGCCGCCGGGAACTGCTCGCCCACGATGTTGGTGTAGGACAGCAGGCGAACCTGCGCCGCGCTGATCTGCCCATCATCGAACAGCCCGCTCTGCAGCTGCTGGCGCATGGCAGCCAAGCTCTGTGCAGTGAACTCAGCAGTGCGCCCAGTCGCGTGCAATGCCGCATCAAGCTGCGCTACCTCCTGCTCGGCGTCGCTGCCCTCCTTCACGATAGCCTTGATGCCATCGACAACACGGTTCAGACCTACAAACGCGATCGCACCAGCTGCCACCGCCTTGAGCCGTCCGAACCAGCTGACGGTGCTTTCGGTGGCCGAGGCCAGATCGCCGCTGCCTGCGGCGGCGTCATCGGCACGCGCTTTGTACTCGGCCAACGACTTCGCCGCTGCCTTGCTGGTATCTGCCTGCTTACGGAAGGCGGCCTCGCCATCCTCCAGCTGCTGCTTGCGGCGGCGGCCGGCCTCTGCCTCAGCTGCGGCCGCGCGGGCCTGCTCGCTGAGTGCTTCCGCGCTGCGGGTCGCCTCAATTCGAAGCCGCTGCTGGTGGTCTGCCAGGTCGGCCGTGTTCACGCCCAACGAGGACAGTTCCGTGTCTGCCTTGGCGACTGCATCCCATTGCTCGGTGAGCGCCTTCTGCAGCCGGTCACCCTCTTTGCGCAGCTCGCGCTGGGCAGCAAGCACCTCGCGTGAGGGTTTTTCCATCTCGGCGATGCCGAGGCTGAGGGAAAGCGCAGCCTTCTGATTGTCGCCAAACTGCTTTTCCAGCTCGGCAAGGTCGGTCAGCATGCCGTCGAAGGCGTCCGCCTTGGATGCGGCAGCATTCAAGCCGGTCAGAGAGTCGAGCAGCTTGGATGCCTTGCCGGCGGTCTCGACCGATACATCGCCGAGGTCGCCGAACGCCGCGCGCAGTTCGTCCACGCCCTCCCGGCCCTGGGTTTCGATGACAACCCGAATTGCTTCTTCCAGCCGATCAGCCATTGGAGCTTCCGTTGATGCGCCACTGGCGGCGCAGTTCAGTCACGTAGGTGGTATGCAGCCGGTCCATCAGCCGGCGCCGCGCGGTGAGCGCACGGCTGTTTCCGTCAGCGCCGGAGAGCATCTCGAAGGGGCTGGGCCCGCGCAGGATGCGAACCGGGCCGCGGCCGTGCCGCTTCTGCTGGGCACGGTCCCAACTGCGCACGCGGATGGCCTTGCGGCCCTTGATCGTGGCGATGAAGGCGCCGTCGTAGGTCTTCGATTCACCGAGACCGATGCTGGCCGTAGCGCCCTTGGACTTGCGGCCCGCCCAGCGGCCACCGAACTCGATCAGCGAGATCTGGCGGGTGCTGGCCCAGATCGCCAGGAAATCATCCCTGCCGCGCTTGCCCGTGCTGTAGCCCCGCTCACCCGTCTCCACCCGGTACTTCCCACGGAGGGCAGAGGCGCGGATGTTGTAGGAGGCCCGAACTTCCTGCGTGGTTGCCGGCCCGGCGCGGCGCTGCAGACCGATGAAGGCCCGCTGCACCGAGAGGTCGTAGCGGTTCAGCACTTCGCCAGCCAGGTCGGTCAGGCCGTGGAATCCCTTCGCGCGGCGGCCGCTGACGTAGTACTTGAGCAGGTTGTTGGCGCGATTGGATGCCACTAGGCCCTCCCTGATTCATGCCGGGAGGGCGCCGCTTGGGCGCCCTCCCCTTGCCGAGGTGATCACCCTGCTCAGTCCGCCGACAACGCCGCGATCTTGAACGTGTAGAGGTCGGCCTCGCCGGACTGGAAGATGACCGGCCCGGTCAGGGTCACCTGGATCGGCTCATCGCTGAACCAGTCCACATCGCCGTCCACGGTCAGGTCGACGTTCGGGATCGTCAGCAGGCCTTCGTCGCCGCTGATGCGGTCCTGCATGTCGCCCAGGATCTGGAAGGACTTGCTGGGCGTAGTGCCGCCGCTGATGGCGGTTTCCAAGTAGGCGTCATCCTTGTAGTTGGCCACCACGGTGCCGCCTGCCTGCAGCGCGCCGCCGGGCTTCGGGATCAGCAGGCCATGCACCGGATCGAGGGTGTAGTCGGTGCCTTCCACCAGGTCGTCGGCACCCTTCTTGAAGACCGGCGCGGTGTCGGCCAGCAGGAAGTTGTGCGGCAGCTTGACCGGCGTGTCCACACTACCCACGGTCACGGACACGTCGCTGGCGGTGCCGGCCGCGACCTGGGTGGCCACCAGAGTGCCGTACAGCATGCGGGCCAAGATGGCCGTCGGCACTTCCAGCGCGGTGATGGAAACGCTGGTGACACCAGGGTTCGAATCCTTGTGGATGATCTGCTGATACCGCGCGTCACGGCGCTTGCTCTTGATCTCCACCGAGTCGCCAGCTTCGTAGCTGAACGTCAACGACGACTGTTCCAGCGGCTGGTTGCCGAACTTGTCGGCCGGCTCGGGGATGACG